ACTGTTTGCGCAAGCAGCGAGTACCCGGACGGGGAATCGTGCGCTCAATTGATCCGCGACCAAGCCCGCAGTTTGGGCTTGACGCCTGAGTAAAGACTCTTTACAGTACGCATCCGTGGCCGCCGCATTCCCGAAATGCAGGCGGCTTTTGCTTTTGCGGGGCGCAAGTCCACCCCTCCCGGCTTAGCAGTTGCCTACAGGCCTGGCCTCGCAAAACCCGGTGGAAACGCCAGAGGGGACCTCCTCACCCCGCAGTCGGTGGAAGCCCGGCACCTAGCAGCCCAGGCATCCAGCGTGATGGAGCACATAAGCCCTGGTGGAAATATCGCTGGAATTTTTTCAACACCACAGCCCTACCACCAGGCGGGCAAGTCCCATGTACACCCAGGAGATAGCAGACCACATCTGCCGAGAGCTGGCAGAGGGGAAGAGCCTTCGTGCTGTATGCCGAGAGCCAGGCATGCCATCAGAGGCTACTGTCAGGGCCTGGGCTTTGGATGACGTAGAGGGCTTCGCTGCGCAGTACACGCGCGCGAGGGAGATTGGGTACGACAGGCTTGCCGACGAGCTGCTGGAGATTGCCGATACGCCCAAGACCGGTGTCAAGACGACCGAGAAGGCGACTGGCACAGAGACGACGCACGGCGACATGATCGAGCACCGCCGGCTACAGGTTGATGCCCGCAAGTGGATGCTCGCCAAGATGCTCCCCAAGAAGTACGGCGATAGGCTGACACAGGAGCACACCGGCCCCAACGGCGGTCCGGTGCAAGTGGCCAGCGTAGCCATCGAGCTGGTCAAGCCCAAGTAATGGCCGACCTGAACGTCCAGATGCCTGAGTGGGCTGCTGGACTGTTCGAGCCACATCGGTACAAGGTTGCCCACGGCGGGCGGGGCTCTTCGAAGAGCTGGACGTTTGCTAGAGCGCTGTTGATCCAGGCCCTAGCAAGGCAGATGCGAGTGCTGTGTACCCGAGAGGTGCAGGACTCCATCAAGGACTCGGTCCACAGGCTCCTTCAAGACCAGATCCAGGCCCTTGGGCTGGGTGCTCAATACGATGTCACCCAGAGCGAGATTCGAGGGCGCAATGGCTCTCTGTTCATCTTCTCTGGCCTGGCGACTCAGACGGTTGAGTCCATCAAGAGCTTCGAGGGCGTGGATGTCTGCTGGTGCGAAGAAGCCCAGAGCATCAGCAAGCGGTCCTGGGATGTGCTGCTCCCGACCATCCGCAAGCCCAACAGTGAAATCTGGATCACGCTGAACCCTCATCTGGAGACGGATGAGACCTACAGCCGCTTTGTCTCTGCCCCTCCAGCGAACAGTTGGGTTCAACGCGTCAACTGGCGCGACAACCCCTGGTTCCCTGCTGTTCTGGACGACGAGCGCAAGGAGACAGAGCGTCGAGACCCAGACAACTACGGGAACATCTGGGAGGGCGAGCCCCTCCGTGTGGCTGAGGGTGCGATCTACCGCAACGAGGTAGAGGCACTGTATGCATCTGGGCGGGTGAGGCCAGTTCCTCACGACCCGATTCTCAAGGTCCACACCGTGTGGGACTTGGGCTGGAACGATGCCATGGCCATTGGCCTATTCCAGCGCTCAGCCTCTGAACTCAGGTGCATTGGGTACATCGAGGACTCGCACCACACCGTGGACTGGTATGTCCGCGAGCTAGAGAAGAACAAGGAATACCGCTGGGGAACGGACTTCATCCCTCACGACGGTAGGAGCCGGGATCACAACTCCGGCAAGAGCACGGAAGACATCCTCAGGAGCATGGGGCGTCGTCCCGTGGTGCTCCCGGCTCTATCGGTGGAAGAGGGCATCAAGTCAGCCCGGATGGCGTTCCCTCGTCTCTACGTGGACGAGAAGCTACAGCGCTTCCTTGAGTGCTTGAAGAGATACCGCCGCATCGTCTCCAAGCTGGGAGAGGCGATGGGACCATTGCATGACGGCTTCAGCCACGGTGCAGATATGTACCGCTATGCCTCAATGGCGGTGGAGCTGATGAGCAACTTCGATGACATCCCGGCCCAGCGCCTGGAGCCGGAGTACTTCGATGACTAAGCCGCGCCTGGTGAGTCGGTTCGGCATATGGGTTGTAGAGACCCTGGATCAGTTTGACGAGGCTCTGGTCAAGCAAGCAATCGCCTTCTCCCGGGCGCAACTGGAAAAGCAATGGAAGACAACGCCCAACGAGTGAGGACGCGCGACTTCGACTGGTCCCAGCTCGTGCGCAACGCATGGGGCAAGGACTGGACGAAGCCAGACCCGGGCTACGAGTTCACGAACCGCACCTTCGACACACCCAAGGACGGTGGCCCTTACAGCCAGGAAGACTGATGTCAATCGTTGTTGGGTACGACACAGAGCACGACGCAGACGAGGCCCTGGCTTCGCACATCGTCAAGACGCTCTGTGACACCTACCCCGGGCATGGTTGGTTCGTGATGATTCGCGGCGGGATTGTCCACATCAAGAACCTGCATTGGAACGACAAGTGGGGCATGTGCCTTCACTACTCCCAAGTCAAGGGAGATGCAGCAGACCGGAAGAAGCAAGTCATCCGTGCTGCTGGTGAGTTCCTGGAGCGAGCCGCTGTGAAGCGTGGCGCCAAGGATGAAACACAAGTGCGGCACATCGAAGGTGTTCCGGATAACCAATTGGTGAGGGTTGGGCTTTGAACGAAGTACCCCAGCAAGATCAGCCGCAAGAGGCTGATTGGCTGACCATTGCCCGCGATTCGTTCACGGCCTCGACGAACTACCTCGATGCCAACTGGCGGAAGAACTGGGAGCGAAACATCGCGCTCTTCCAGTCCCGCCACCCTGATGGGTCTAAGTACAACTCCACCGCTTACAAGCATCGCTCCCGCCTCTTCCGTCCAAAGACCAAGAGCGTGGTGCGCAAGAACGAAGCAGCAGCGGCAGCGGCGTTCTTCGCGAACGTGGATGTGGTCACTATCCAGCCCGAGAACGACGCAGACCCGATCCAGGTGGCTTCGGCCGAGCTGATGAACGAGCTGGTGAACTACCGGCTCACGAAGACGATTCCCTGGTTCATGGTCCTCATGGGGGCCATCCAGACCTCCCAGATCATCAGCTTCGTTGCCTCGTACCAGTATTGGAAGTACCGCGAGAAGGTCACCAAGCAATACGAGCCGGTGTTGGATGACCTCGGCCAGCCTTTGACCGATGCAAGCGGTAATCAGTACGCCCAGGAGTCCGAGAACGTCGAGGTTGTCGAGGACAAGCCATGCATCGAGCTGATCCCGCCCGAGAACATCCGATTCGACCCGGGGGCAGATTGGACCGACATCGTCGGCTCAAGCCCTTACATCATCCGCATGGTCCCGATGTACGTGGACGCAGTTCGGCAGATGATGAAGTCGAACGACCCGAAGACGGGTCAGCCGAAGTGGAAAGAGTTCAGCGACGGTGAGATCCGCCAGGCGATGGTGGACTACGACACCACCCGCCAGCAGCGCGAGAACAAGCGCCAAGACCCGCTGGCGAACAACAACGCTCCGCTCAAAGAGTTCGAGATCGTCTGGTGCCACGAGAACTTCGTCCGTCTCGACGGCGAGGACATGGTCTATTGGACCCTCGGCACTCAACACCTCCTCACAGACCCCGTCCCGCTGAAGGAAGCGTACTTCCACGGTGAGCGCCCCATCGTCATCGGCTATGCGGTCCTGGAGGCCTTCAAGGCTGTTCCTGACTCGCTTGTTGCCATTGGTGCTGAGCTTCAGAAGGAAGCCAACGAGACGGTGAACCAGCGCCGGGACAACGTGTCCCTGGTCCTGAACAAGCGCTACATCGTCAAGCGCAACGCACAGGTAGACGTTGATTCGCTGCTCCGGAACGTGCCCGGCGCCGTGACGATGGCGACCAACCCGGTCGAAGACGTTCAAGAGATGAACTGGCCGGATGTGACTGGCTCTGCGTATCAGGAGCAAGACCGCCTGAACGTGGACTTCGATGAGCTGACCGGCAACTTCTCCCAAGGATCCGTCCAGACCAACCGCTCTCTGAACGAGACGGTGGGGGGTATGAGGCTGATGGCGGGTGGGGCGAATCAGCTCACCGAGTACCTGCTTCGGACCTTTGTCGAGACGTGGGTTGAGAAGGTCCTGTACCAGCTCGTCAAGCTTGAACAGGCCTATGAGACAGACACCACGGTCCTAGGCCTTGCTGGAGAGAAGGCACAGCTCGCGCAGAAGTACGGCATTGACCAGGTCACCGATGAGCTGCTGAACCAGGAACTCACCGTCCGGGTGGATGTGGGCACTGGGGCTACCGATCCATCGCAGAAGGTGGGGCGGTTCATGTTTGCCCTCGAAGCCTATGGCAAGGCCATGACCATGCTTCCAGACGCAAATCGCGAGGCTGTGCGTCG